GTGGTTTTAGTGTCCCCAGTTTTGGGGTGCTAATAAATGGGGTTAAAGTTTCCCTAACTTCTTTTTAAGATCCTTTAGCTGTACTCTGTCTATCCCAAAGAACTTACGTGTCTTGTTGTTCCATGATGCTTTTTTAGTTTCAGATGATGCGTTAAAATAGAATCTCATACCGTTTAATATTTTCTTGCTTGATATAGCGTGTAACATGTGACCTTTGTTGGTTAGGTTTACAGTATATCCTCTGCCGCTTTTTGCTTTCTTCTCTTCGTACGCTTTAGAGTACGGCTCAAAAGATGATAATTTCACATCTTTACCTCGCTGAGTACGCGTGATAATGTCTGTCTCTACATTGTGCGCCTCTTCTCTGAGTTTATCGAGCCTGCCATCTAAGATAACTCTCTTTACTTTTCTAAAGTTCACTTTCTTTTTTAGCATGATGTCCTGGTACTCTTTTTAAACCCGCTCTTAATCGCATACTCTTCTGTAACCATTCTGAATCTGTGTCTACAATTAAAGCGTCTATCTTCATCGTCTTTGAGTTTGTTTTTCTCTTCATCTCCATAGTATTGATTTTTATCAAGTACACACCTGCAAAAGTCACGGTTAATGCTATCTCTCACCCCAATATATACCCATACACCATTAAGACCTTCTGCACCTATATCTATCATGCTCTCCTGGAACTCTTTAATAGAAGTATTTGCAAGTGTCTTGGAATGTTTGGCTAGTGTAGTGCCTTGAAAGTCTTTTAATATCTGTGCCTGCATATCTTCCACAGTGTAGTTGCTGAGTGCGTATTTGAACAGGCTTTCCTTGAGTGTTGTTCCTGCTGTAGTGCCTATCAGGCTAAATCTATCTACTTGTAGTGCTTTGAGTGCCATAACGCGGGATAAGTCCTCTGCTGTGTATGCTGTGACCAAGCCACCTGCTGCAAAACCTTCTGAAATGAGTGTGAACATCTTATCATAATCCGTATCTATCATTTTATTGACGAGATTGTAATATCCTGACTCTTGGAGTATCCTATTGAACTCAATATCAAACTTTAACGCATTGGTGGTGCTCATTGATTTGGTGAGCATATACCTGTTTAGTAGTCGTTCTATCTCTTTAAGCACAAGCACCATGTCACCATCAAAAGAGTTTAGTATCTCCTCTATGGCTTTTTGTTGCTTATTATGCAGAAGCATCTGTTATCCCAAGCTTATCTGCTGTGGATTTTTCATCAAGGGTTGGTGCATTTAGGTTTACATTGTTCATGTTTCTGTATTTGATATTATCGGCATATATTTTTTCTGCTGTCACTTTGTCTACACCGTACTTGTCCATGATAATTTCAACTTGGTTGGTCGTACCCATGTCGATTTCTTTCTCTTGATTCTCTAACACTTCTTGCTCTGTTTTAGGGTACATAGTTGGCGGGAACTCAACACTTACACTTTCACTCTTTACCTTGCCTATACCCATCTTCTCATCTACAAGCTTTAACATATTGAATAATCTTTTTTCTGCGTTCTGGTATCTATTTTGTTGTTTAGATACAAACTTATCTAATTTTAGATTTTCCATCTTTAAGGCAAAACCAGAAGATATGTCACCCGTTAGTCTGAACATGTTAGGACTGACTTTATAGTTTATGGCTATGTTGTTGTTAATGGCTTGTATTGTCTCCCATAGAGCTTTATAGTTACTCTCTAAGTCTAATGTGGTGATGTTTGTATCTTCACCATCTAATAATAAGATAGTTTGAGGGTCTAATACTGCACCGTGTAGTTGCTGTAAATTACTACCCGTTCCAACCAACTGCTTAAATGATTGCATTTTGATAAGGTGATTAAGGAAAGTGAGTTTAATTGCTATTTGAATCGTACCTTTTACAAGGTCATCACCTTTGTACATTTGCCAATAAGTATCATCTCTAAAACCGTTATGAAGCGAAACAAATGGAAGGAAACCTAAAGGATTGCTCATGTCTTCATTTTCATTTAATGGCATCTTCATGTTATCTTGTTCCAATACCTCTTCAGCCCTTGCAACTTCAACCTTGAATGTCTCTGTGTCAGTGTAGCCATACCAAACTTGTTTCCCTTTATCTTCACCACCAAACACATACACTTCTAAAAGGTTTAAGTCGTCATCGTATTTAACTATAGTATTGTCTGGTCTTCTTAGCTTCAATGTGAAGTTATCATCTTTTACACCTACTTGGATTAGGCAGTCATTGAAAGCATTGATATAAAGGTTTGATTGTTCAAGTATTTCATCCGCGTTTATCTCTTCATATAAAAGCTTCATATCCTCTTGGATAGCTTCGTTCTCATCAAATGTACGCTCTACACCGCCGTCATATACCTTGCTTATCTCTTCTAGTACCATCCTGTAAAGGTTGTTCGTGTCGTCTATCTGGCTTATTAGTCCAAGTTCCATTGACTTCTTATAGATGTTACCCAATTCTAGCACTACTTGCTGATAGAAGTTGTCATTAAGCATGGAATTTCTATAGCCAAATTTTGTGATTCTGTCCGTTTCGTTATTGATGGAGATGCTTACTGTGTTTTGTGATGTTGCTACAAATGGCACTGTTGCTGGAGAATTACTCATTATTTCACCTTGTTAGCTTCATATAACAAAGGCTCTAGGATAGTGTAGCTCCTAGTCCCTCTGGTGAATAATTCAGGCATTAACACATATAGTTCTACAATTGACCTCTTACAGCCGTTCATAGCTTCGGTTACTATTTTTTCGATAAAGTAGATATGCGCTAATTTCTGATTATCCAACATGATGCCTTTTTGATTATTATAACTATTTAAGCGTATGTTATATCAACTTTTTTAAGGGATGATCTACTAAGCCCGAACTTCCTAACAATGAAGTATCCCATCGCATCGTTATAATCATCTATAGTTCCTGCACCGCCAAACTTCTCAGGCTCACCGGTTTTTGAATAAGCTTGCTGTTCTAGTGCCTGTGTTCCTTTGATGCACCTGGAAGTATTCATAAAATATCTATTTTGACTAAGAAGTGAATTGACAGCGTTTACTCTGTCTTGCACCCGCCCATTCTTTTTAGGTGCTTGAATCGTTACACCTGCATCTTTTAGTATTTGTATGTCTGACTTACTAGCGTTTGTCTTCCCTGCAAAGCCTGAGGCATCGGGGTATATTACTATTGGGTTGCGTGGGTATTTGTCTTTTATGTTTGGAACTATTGAGAATGTATCTGCACTCTCTATCTCGTCAACCCTAAACACTACATCATTTCGTATCACATGAATTGTTGATATGCAGCCACCTATATTGAAGTCTTGCCCGATATGTAGCATCTCGTTTGGTTGTGCTTCTATAGTCGTATCGTGCTTATCTCTTTCAAAGTATGAATATACCGTACCACTTGTAAGGTTAATAAACTCTCCGTCCAAGTATGCCTTTAGTAAATTGGGGGGATACTGTTCTTTTAATGAGTCGATATAATCTTCAGGAAGAAATTTATTAGAGGTTGTCTTTGCTCTTATTACCCTAAAGTGTCCTTTTTGAGCTTCTGTGTATAGCCACTTAAAGCCCTCTGGAGTAGATACAGCATCAACCATCGCGTTAGGTATTGCACGATTACGTCCTAATATCTTTTGGTAGACTTTCTCCATTTTGTCCATAGGTAGGATGTCGGCTTCATCTATTAGTGCATAGGCTGTTTCATAACCAACTATTGTGTCTGGATTATCCATTGATCTGAATATGATTGAACCGTAATTCTCTATGTGTAGCTCTTTGTCTGACTTGTTTAGTGTGTATTTTAAACCAAGTTCATCAAGTAGTGTTGGGAACTTATCAAAAGCAATATCTCTTACAAGCCCATAATGGGGAAGATAGTACGCTACTTTCTTTGCCGGGTGTTGTATCTTTCTTAGTATGGTCTTTAATGTTCCCGCGTGTGACTTACCAGAGCCATAACCAGCCACGAACATTGATTGTATTTTACTTTCAAGCATGAAGTCTTTTTGTTCTGGCAGTAATGCAAAATCAAGCTTCACGCACTGTCACCTCTATTATGCTCTGTTGTGGGTTTTGTTGCGCATCGTCTTTCTCGTAGCCACCTAAATGCTTCATTAGCATATCAAACGCTTTTAAACGGTTGTTTTCTGCTTCCCCTTGCTCTGCTATATCCTTAATGCCATTAAGCACGTATTCTATCGTTATGGACGTTTTATCACTAAGTTCTGCTTGTTTCTCTGCTATATATGCCTGTGCGTTATCATTTGTTATCAATCGGCTGGCATTTTCTTTTGCGCCTTTTGGTTTATACCCTGCTCTAATGTATGCCTGTGTTGCATTGAGATCAATAAGGTATTCGTCACAAAATCTTTTTTGCTTGTCACTTAATTTGCTCATCTACTCTCCAGACAAATTTCTTTCCGTCTTTTGCTTTGACGGCTTCATTATGCCTACTATTTCATTCAGCATATTTATTGATCTTATAGCTTTCCCGTGATGGGTGCTGCCTTCTACTAAGTCCATATTAACATATTCTACATGGTCAAGTATAACTTTTATTTGTTTTTCTAAACAAGTGAGGTCTAAACTTGACGCGATAAGTGCCTTAAGTGAATCACTGTGCATGGCAGCTATAAACCTTAATTGCCTTAGGTATGGCTCAAAATTGTACACTTTAAGATGGTCTTTTATCATTCTTCTACTTACCTTTTCACCATCCCTTTTGAGGAGATAGTGGATGCAGCCTGATAAGAACTGCTCTGCAACTTCGTAGTCTTCGTCTATCCTCTCACAGCATTGGTAAAATAAGTTTTCTGCTTCCATCTTTTCCCCTTAGTTACAAGTTTTTGACCTTTTGTCTGTATGTCTCTATAAACTCTTTCGCCTCTTCCCACCCATAACACACCTTAGATTCTACATAATCAAAGCGATT